TCAACATCCCGCGAGGGAACGCAGAGTATTTGAACTATGGTCTTCTGGAGATGCTGAAGGATCGGATGGTTCTATCTCCGAAATACGAGAGTCAGATGAAGATTCTTCATCATACTCCTCACGTTGTAGTGTTCATGAACGAGCAACCGGATATGACTAAGATGACAGCGGACCGGTACGATGTTACGCAGCTTTAAGCCCTCTCAGCCACGAGCGTTAGCGAGGGGCGCCCCTACACTAGCCCTGAGTGGCTGGATTAAATTCTAAGCACATGTTTTACTGTTTGGGTTCTTTGAAGTACATAACCACCCTTTCGTGAACCGAAACCGTGTTGGCTTGGGTACTTCCGTCGGTAGCTCCAGCTCTTCCGAACCAATAAGCAATAGCCACTTGACCGTCTGTGGCTTTGATCGATTCCTGTCTTTCGTATGTAATCGCTCTGTTGAGTCTGATGTACTTTGCGATGTGACGTATAGATCTCAACGATCCCATGTTTGCTCCTCCTGCAGCTGCTTGGCTTGGCGCCAGCATGAATCTCTTGTGCCAGAGGATTGTGTAATCGTCAGGGTTGATACTTCTGATGTGTCGCTCGAAAGGAGTCTCGCCAACCCCAGCGAAGTCTGTCGATCTGTTCGAACCGTTGGCTCGGAAGAAGTTTTCGCCTTGGGCTGGTGTGTCCGTTGAAAGTTTCTTCGGAGCAATGACTGCGAAGTTAACGAAGACTGCTGTTGACGCCAGGATATTGTAGAAGAGGCAGTTGATCTTGAAGCCTCGGCAATTGATAATTCCACGTTCTCTCTGATCCATTTCATTTCCTTGAGGAAGATCTGTGATATCATTAACCCACAGTGTATTGTCGGTCCTGAGGATCATGTCTTGGTTAGCAGTCACCTGGGACTTGCAATTCCCTGTCCATATTGAAGATCCGATTTGTCGAGTCCTGGATACCCTGGATTTCCGGGCTCGATATGCACGTTGAATTGTCGTTGCCGCACGTGCCCTTCGCGCCGGCGAGTACTTCATCCGCGTCTTCCGCGCCGGATATGTCGGGCTTACCATTCTACGCTTCATGGTAGTCGGTGACAAAATAGTTTTATGTGCTACTCGGTCCTGCGAGGTTTTTGCCGGGCACGGACCTACGTGCCTCCGGGTGAGGGGGAATATTATTACCCCCCTCACCTCCTGCACACTTGTGTCATAAAACCACCTCATGGGCACACAAAGTCAGAATTGGTGCTTTACGCTCAACAACTACACCGATGAGCAGGTGCTTCATTTGTCAATGCTGGCTGAGGACCCTCGGGTCGCGTACCTTGTTATTGGACGAGAAGTTGCTCCCACCACGGGAACGCCTCATCTACAAGGTTTTGTCCGATTTAACTCGCGACTACGACTCACCGGTGTGCGAGCATTGTTGCCTGTGTGTCATTGCACAAGCGCGCGAGGAACTCCAGAACAAAATCGGGCTTACTGCATCAAAGATGGCGATTTTGACGAATGGGGTACTTGTCCAGTTGATCAGTCAGGGCGACGCTCAGACTTTGAGCGATATCTCGAGTGGCTGCGAACCCTTGAGTCCGAGCCCAGTGAAAGAGAACTTATTGAGCAATGGCCGGCCCTCTATGGACGGTACCGAGGCGCCCTGCGTCGAATGGCCGCAGAGATCTGCCCGCGTCCCACTCTCCGTGACGGTGAATTACGCGAGTGGCAAACAGCTCTTCTTGCAGAACTTGATGGACCGGCCAATGACCGAACCGTCCGATTCGTCGTCGACAACGACGGAGGACACGGTAAGTCTTGGTTCTGTGGATACGCCTTCTCAAAGCTCGAGGGAGTCCAGGTCTTGGGTCCAGGGAAGCGTGATGACCTCGCTCACGCCGTTGACGTCCGAACCAGGGTCTTTCTCTTCAACATCCCGCGAGGGAACGCAGAGTATTTGAACTATGGTCTTCTGGAGATGCTGAAGGATCGGATGGTTCTATCTCCGAAATACGAGAGTCAGATGAAGATTCTTCATCATACTCCTCA